TATATACCTAGCACCAGATGGTTTAAGAACTATTGCAGGTACAGAAAGAATCGGTGACGTAGAACTTGGTACTATATCTAAACAAATACAGCAACGTATTGATGATATAACTTTAGATAATATTACATCAGTAGTTATTAGAAATAAATCACAATACAGATTATTTTATCCAGTTACAACTGGTGCAGAATCAGGAGCAAAAGGAATTATTGGAGTAATTAAAACTAATCCAAATACAGGACAGCTTGGATATGAGTATGCAGATATTAGTGGATTAAAAGTATCATCTACTGATTCTGATTTTATAAGTAATACGGAAACTATTGTTAGTGGTGGCTATGATGGTTTTGTATATCAACAAGAATCTGGCAATGAGTTTACTAGAGCAGCTGCAACTTTTGCTATACCAGGTAGATACAGATCTCCTGACTTAACTATGGGAGATCCAGGTATAAGAAAAAATATGCAAAGAGTTATCGTTAACTATACTAACGAAGGTCAAGTAGATGCTAACTTACAAGTTAGATATGACTTTGATGCAAGCACTACACCACAGCCTGCAGCAGTTCCAATAACAACAGGTAACGTACCTGCACTATACGGAACTGGAGTTTATAATACATCTGTTTATGGACAGTCAGGTATACCACTAGTAAGGCAACATGTTGTGGGATCAGGGTTTACAGTTGCCTTAAAAGTTACAGATGATAGCACAAACCCACCAATAAGTTTAAAAGGTTTTGAATTAGAATTTGTCCCAGGAGGAAGAAGATAATGGCAGTATATTCAGCTAGACAAAGCTCATACAGTGATGGCGATACTATTACCGCAGCTCATACTAATGATGAGTTTAATGCGATACTAGCAGCGTTTAACGTATCAACAGGCCACACCCATGACGGCAGTACTGCTGGAGATGGTGGGCCTATATCTAAATTATTTAGTAATACAATAACATTCGGTACAGGTGCTGATACAGATGTTGCTGTAACATTTGATGGTAATACATCTGATGGTGTACTAACATGGATGGAAGATGAAGACTATTTCCAGTTTTCTGATGATATACTATTAACAACTACAGAAAAATTACAGTTTAGAGATACTGCAATATATATTAATTCATCTACAGATGGTCAATTAGATTTAGTAGCAGATACAGAAATACAGATAGCAGCCACTACAATAGACATAAATGGTGCAGTAGATGTATCAGGTAATTTATCAGTTGGTGGTAATTTAGACGTTACTGGCACATTAGATTTATCAGACTCTAACTTTACTAATGTAGGATCTATACAATTAGATTCTATAGCTGGTGATGGAGATACAGACACAAGTATTACATTTAGTGGATCTGATGTTATAACTATAGCAGCTGGTGGAGCTAATCAAGTAACATTTACTGATGGTGCAATTGTTCCATCAACAAATAACGATATTGATTTAGGT